AGGAAGTAGTTACTTACCTACACTTCAACTAGACCGATACAAGACATAGAAACCCAGCTAGGAACCCAGGAGGTAACATGGCTACGACAACACCACGTGTAGGCTTCTATATGCCAGCAGACGATGGTAGTGAGCCTATCGATGTAGCTACAGACATCAACGACAACTTAGAACGACTAGATAATACTGTAGGATTTGTTCCTTCGACATCCTCTACTCCACCAGTAGCTCCGTATGATGGCATGGCTACCTATGAGACAGATACGGGCGCAGCTAAATTCCGTGGTGTGGGTGGAGTATGGAATTATCTTGTTTCTGCCGGATCTCAATTTTTGAGTAACCTCCTGCTTGGAGTAGGTAGGAAGATTGGTATCGGCCAAACCAACCCATCTGCTTACCTAGACATCATCCAGCCGTCAGGTACTATTGGTGGCAACGTAATCCACATCAGGAATACGGACCAGATTAATCCTAGACTTCGTCTAGCAATGGATTCTTTACAATTAGGTGATGGCGCTCTTCCTCCGGATGTAGGATTCTTAAGAACATCCTATGGGCAGATCGACATTGTAGGGTCTGTCAACATGTCTAATGTTTCTGTCTCAGGAAACCTATCTACAGACTCGTTAGATGTAACTAATGATCTCGATGTCGGGGGAAATGTAGTCTCTCCACTTACCGTTCTTGGAAAGTTATCCGGCACAGGGTATAATGTAGTTAATGTTATCCGTAAGCCTTCTGATAGTACTAGAACTAACACAATTATCTTAACCGATGACCCTCATCTGACTTTTTACGCAGAAGCAAATACATCATATTTTGTTCAACTGTATTTACAGTATTCTGGAACTGCTGCCACTGACCTAAGAACAGCATGGTCGGCACCCGCAGGAACTACCGGGACGCGCTGGGTAATAGGTGAGGCACCGGCTCAGACCGATCACTCTAACGCTTTGATGAGAACGGCTGTACACGTATACACTACTGAAGTAGTAGTAGGTTCCCACACTACTGCTCTTTATACCGGCAGCATGGAAACTATGCTAATTACAACAGCCAGTACTGCGGGGAATGTTACCTTAAGATATGCACAAGGAACAGCCTCTGTTGATGCTATTACTATCAGAGTTGGAACTATGATGACTTATCAAAAAGTTGAATAATGACGATTACTCCTGTATACTGTTAATGACATAAGCTTATGTCATTCCTGCATTAGGAGGAAATATGGGAGCAGAACTAGCATTGCTGGCTGCCTTGGCGAAGAAGATTGTTGACTTTGTTCGTCAGATTCGTGGCCGTGACACTAGTGCTATCCTTACCCAGCTTCTAGCTTGGGCATCTGGTATTGCTGTAGTAGTAATTGGAGCAAACGTAGATGTCGCATCAGGTGTTGAGATTGCTAATCAGTCCCTAGACCAGTTGAGCATTTGGTCTCAGGTCGTACTTGGTACTGTAATTGGCTCTCTTGGCTCTGTCGGTAAGGATGTACTTAAGGCTTTGGATAATTCTCAAACAGAGGCTACTCCGAAGCTTGTTTCAGGATCAGACGTAAAGTAAGGAAACATGTGACGAGCCGACTCCACTACGCCAGCACCTCCCCAGACTGGGCCAGGTATGATACACTGGTATCTCAAGCGTTGCTTGCCTTCGGGCAGGATGTAATGTACGCCGTTCAAGTTGTGGAGTCGGCTCGTTCGATTTCTGACAAGAAGCGTAAGACAGCAAAAAGAAAAGTAAAAGTTTAGGAGCCCATGTGCTATTCGAAGCTGGAAAGCTGCCTAAAGACAAAAGAAAGGCAGTAGCCGAAAGGATCAAGCAGTTTGGCGATATTGCCTTGCCTGATCTTGAATTCTTCAATAGCTCACCTTGCTCTATGCACGAGAACCTAGACCCCACCTGCCAACAGTGTGGGGTCGTTTTTCGTAAGCATCAAAGGGTAGGTGTAGCTTGGTTGTATACTGCTGGTGCAGGTCTATTGGCAGACAGCGTTGGAACAGGTAAGACAATTCAAGCAGCCGGAACTACTGCTGTCATCAAACAGGCTGGAGAACTCAAGGATGGAAGTCGAATCCTGGTAGTATGTCGACCTACGGCTGTCCCTCAATGGGAGATGCAGCTTAACCGACTGCTGAAAGATACTAAGGTTGTAGTAGGTGAAGGCGCTAAGAAGAAGCGCATTGAGAAATACATGAGTGATTGGGAGATCTGTATTGTTAATCCTATCATTCTCAGTAATGATCTAGAACATCTAGATCTAGCATTCGATTTCCAGGCTGTATTTGTAGATGATGTTGATGCTCTCCGTAATGGAGATACTGCAACGTCATATGCAATCAACCGAATCAGCCGCAAGAGTCCGCACATCTACATTCTTACAGGAACACCTCTACAGAAGAGGCTACAGGATCTTTATAACGTTCTTCAGCCTTTGAATGTACGTGACATCCTTGGCTCACCGATCTCTTTCGAGCGCAGGTACCTCCAAAAGGAATTGATCAACGAGGTGTCAGCATCAGGTAAGATTACTACCAAACGTAAGGTAGTAGGCTATCAGAATCTACCAGAATTCAAAGCTAAGACTGCGCATCTTACACTACGTAGAACAGCTAATGATATTGATGACGTAGACCTGCCTGCTGTAATTCCTTCAAACGTATTCCTAGAGCCTTATGCAGCTCAGATGGAGAAGTACAAAGAACTTCAGCAAGGCGTACTTCGAATCATCCGTTCACAAGGTGAAGAGGTTAAACGAGCTACAGCTATTGCTAAATTCCTATATGGCGCTCAAATCTGTGGTGGCCTTGCTACTATCGGAGAGCCTGATAGAGCCAACACTTCTGTAAAGTTGGATTGGGTAGAGGAGAAGCTAGTTGATGGTGACCTCTCTGATGAGAAGGTTGTAGTATTCATCAACTTCAAGAACGGCGTTCGTGCGCTGCAAGCAAGGCTAGATCGAGCAGGAGTTAATTACACAACGATTTGGGGAGAAACTAAAACCAACGCTGAGAGGTTCGCTAATCAGCAGAGGTTCTGGAATGATCCAGACTGTCGAGTTCTTATCGGTACGACATCTATCGAGCAGTCCCTGAACTTGCAGGTTGCGAGGCACCTAATTAACGTAGACATGATTATGAACCCATCTCGTATGGAGCAGCTTGCTGGTCGAATTAGGCGAGACGGATCTAAATACCAATCAGTTTATGTACATAATCTATTAACCGTAGGCACGCAGGAGGAAAGGTATCTGCCCGCTCTTGAGCGTGAGCAGGCACTGATTGACTACATCTGGGATAGCAAGAGTGAACTATTTGATGCTCTCTCTCCTCTCGCGATGCTGACTATGATCGGGATGGCTGGGAGGTAGCATGAAAGATACAAATATTAGATATCAAAAATTAGTTGAATATGATGCTGATCATGGGTTTATTTACGGTCTATATGATAAACGAGAGCCTGAGAGGCTTAGGTATGTAGGACAAACTATGTACCTTCTAGATAGGTTTCATCGACATGTAAGTGATGCATTTAAAGAGAAGTCTCGATCCTATAATTTGCCGTCAGCTAGATGGATTCGAAAAATAGGAAAAGCAAACCTTTCGATGAAACCTATCTATTATGTGCCTTTAGCTGAGATTGACGAAGCAGAAATTGATTTCATTGCTCAGTTAAAGCCAGATCTGAATCTTTCTCCTGGCGGTAAGGGAGGGCTGAGGGGAGTTCCAAGGACCGAAGAAACTAGAAAAAAGATTTCGGCCTCAAAGCTTGGCAAACCTCAGCCGTGGATGGCTGGAGAAAATCATCCTAATTACGGCAAAGGGAGAATACAAGGCGATGAACTTATCCTAGTTCATAAGCTTCGCTCAGAAGGTATGAGTGTTACTGGAATTGCAGCACAGCTAAAAGTATCTAGGGGTGCCATTGATACAGCATTGAAAAGGGGAACAGGCTCATGAGTTATGATACAGATTCGCTAATCCTAGCCCACCTTGACTTGGCTAAGACCATTGCAACTAGAGAATGGCGAACTGCTACTCATGCACTCAAACCTGACGATATGCTATCCTTGGCCTACGAGGGTTTAGTTGATGCAGCGCATCGTTGGGAACCTTACTGCGCTAAGAACGAATATGATCCGAATGCTACTCAGTACTTTAAGGTTTTTGCAGCCTTAAGAATTAGAGGGACTATTCGAGATAATATTCGAAGAGAAGATTGGGCTACCAGGACACTAAGAAGTAAGTCAAAGAAGCTTAAGGATGCCGGTCAGGATGAAGGTCTATCGGTAGCAGAGCTTTCTGATAAGACTGGTATGACTGTCCCGGAGATCAATAAAGTAAATGCTAGACTCGCAGCTAAGCCAGTCAGCTTAGAGGCTCATTTCAGTAATGCTAATCACGATAACCCAAGCCCCAATTCTAATCCTGAGTTGAGAGATACCATCGATACTGAGGGAACAGCTTTTTCACGAGATATTCTGTTCACCTTTGTATCTACAGTAAGACAACAACCTCCTGAGGTTCAGGTTGTCTTGGTTCTTCACTACTTCAGTAAGTTAGATTTGAAGAAGGTCTCTGAAGAGCTTAGTCTTCCTGAAGCTAAAATTTCACAACTACATTCATTAGGTGTTCTTGCCGTAAAGGCAGCCCTGACTGAAGCAGCAATTGAAAGAGGTTAAGATGGGAATAGGTCGCATGATAAAAATTAAAAAGGTGTACGAAGATGCTATCATCCCTCAGTATGCTAAGAAGGGGGATGCCGGAGCAGATCTGTATGCTCACCACGATATGCATATTCTTCCCGGTGGTTGGGCATTAGTAGGTACTGGAGTAGCAATTGCTTTACCTCCGAGCTGGGTAGGTTTGATTCATCCTCGCTCAGGTCTGGCAGCTAAGAAGGGCCTTACTGTTCTTAATGCTCCTGGAACTATCGATTCTGGGTATCGTGGAGAAATCAGAGTCAACCTAATTAATCACAGTGCTTTCTCTGTGAAGGTTTCCAAGGGTGACAGAATTGCTCAGATAGCATTTCAGCAGTTTGAGCAGGCTGATTTCCTAGAGGTAGATGAACTTGACGAATCTGAGCGTGGAGATTCAGGTCATGGCTCAACGGGGGATAACTGATGGGTAACTTTAAATCAAAGAAACCTAAGCTCGGATATAACGCACCGACCGCAGTAATGAATACTGAGCACAATAAGGAATGGCGTCAAGCCTTGCCTTCGCAGCTAGTGGTAGGTGATATTCTAGCAGGATTAGGGGTTGTCAAGGGGATCTTTGAGAGCTGTGACGGAATGTGGTACATTGAAGCTGGAGACAGCACTGAAGATTTCTTTGCTGCTGACGTTGAATTGAAAGCGTTTACCCGAAAGGTAGATTAAGTGGCTCGTACCTCATTAGATCACAGCAAAATTGTACTGGGTGGAATTCTTCCTAACAGAGTTGATCTGCTCAACAGAGCTATGACTCAACTTACCGATACCCATTTTCCAGATGCTCAGTTCAGGACACTATTCCTGTTGCTGGAGCGTTACCTGGAAACTGCTGGTTCGGTAATTACACGTGAAGCTCTATCAGATATTCTTGCAGCTAAAAATGTTGATGCCGGGCGTGTAGCTCTATATCTTGAGACTTATGATACTCTAGCTTCAGCTAATGTAGATGATCATGAGTTTCGCTGGAGCGTAGAGCAGCTTAAAGAGTTAGCAGCAGAACGACAGACTGCTGAAGCAATCACTTCTGGTATGGAGATCCTTAATAGGGGCGGAAAAGGCTCTAAGGGTGAAGACCTAATTGGTCATAAGGATGCCCGAGCTACTATTTTGTCAAAGTTCGCTGAGATTGATCGCGAGCTTTCTATGCAAGAATCCCCAGAAGGTGACTCTCGTACTGAGGCCGCTGAGATTCTGGCAGAATACAATGAAGTACGTCGTACTGCTGGCATCAATTTCGGCATCCCAGATCTTGACGCTAAGATTGGAGGTCTTCAGAACGGTGAGCTGGACCTGATTGTAGGGTACTCATCCTCAGGAAAAACTACTCTTGCTACCATCCAGCTTGCCTGGAGTGCTGCAATTGAGCAAGGTAAGAATGTAGTAATTCTGACTTCAGAAACTCTACGTCCTCAGGTCAGGCGTAAGTTGATCTGTCGGCATTCGATGCTCTCCATGTTCGGCCTGGAGAACGGTATTAACTCACGTCACCTAAAAGCTGGCCGTGGCTATCTGAATCCAGACGAAGAGAGAGCATTCCCTGATATTGTCAATGATTATACAACCAACCCTAATTACGGCAAGCTGGTAATCGTTCAGGTTCCTCGTGGTGCTACTATCTCTACATGCGAAGGAAAGCTACTTCGCTATCAGCGTGAATTCCAGGTGGATCTTGCTGTAATTGATTATCTAGCACTTCTTAAGCCAGACCGTCGATTCACCTCTCGTCGTGAAGAGCTGGCAGCAACCATTCAGGAAGCTAAGCAACTAGCTACGACATTTGATGATGGTCGTGGTATTCCGGTAGTATCTCCGTGGCAGACTTCTCGTGATTCCTGGAAAGAAGCTCAGCAGGTAGGTATGTATAACTCATCAGCTCTTGCTGAGACTGCCGAAGCTACGTCTTCATCTGACGTAGTAATCACCCTCCTAGAGCCTAAGGAGAATGAGAACCGTATCGCAGAAATCAAGGCTCAGATCGTAAAGAACCGAGATGGTGAGAAGTCGCTGGGTATTGATTTAGTTGTAGACTATGCTACAAGTTCTTGGTCACAGCAGCGTCGTGCACAGAACAACATGAACGACTTCCTTACAGGTGGTAGCTCCATCTTCGGTATCTGACAGAATTGACATCCTGCCGCTGATCATCTACACTCGATCTCAGCGGCAGGACACTACCGATATTTTTGTTAGATACATGCCACTACAAGGAGGCAAACATGGAAACATTTGTGAGTACTGATAGGTGTGACGCAGCAGGAGAGCAGGCTTATGTTCGGGTGACGAAGAAGCATATGACTCTTGATTTTTGTGCACATCACTATAATAAGCTCGCTGAGTCCCTTGATACTGACAGTTGGTCAATTTCAATCGATACACGAGAACTGTTGACTCGCCGAGCTGTAGGTGCTGAGGTAGGATAATGCAAGTACGTCAGATGTCCTGGATCGATGAAGCTAACGAGCGAATTGATGTAGCAGATGTTCTGGCAGAAATCGGTGTGTTCGTTCCAGAAACCGTCCGCAATGGTGGTAATCGAAAACTAAGCTGTCCCTTCGGTTTCTATCATTCGGACGGTGGGCTGGCTAAGGCCATGAGGCTGTACCGCGCTAACAATACTGTATACTGCTTCTCATGCAGCAAGAGGTATTCTCCAGTAACACTCGCATCAGCGGCCTGGGATTGCTCTTGGCACAATGCAGCATTCAGGCTCTTAGAGGACGCTGGATTTAAGCCTAAGACGCTAGCAGAGCGTTGGGTAGAGGCAACTACCCCTGAAGTGTTTAAGCCAGATTTAATTGCCTTAGCAGATGCTTTAAAGATGTATTGTTCAGGTATTGCAACTACCTGGGGCACAGCTCAGTTGCATGACGATGTAGCTAACATGCTGAATAGATGTCTTAAGCTTTTAGATTTAGTTGAGACAGATGAGCAAGCCTTGAAGTGGTTGTCTACCTGTAAGGCAGTAATGAGAAAGTCATTGGAGAATGTATGAGTTGTCAACATACCGTAAAAGGAAAACAGACCGAGTTTGAATTCTATCAGCATATGCAACTGTTTCCAGATGTAGGTGATTGTTCTGGTCCGGTAACTATTATGGGATTCACGAGGTACAGCTATAAAGCTTTTCGGTTAGCACTGGATAGAATTGGTTTGAGTGAGAATTATCTAGAGCACTATGATCCTCAGCCGTTCGATCTTGATACGTTGAGCCTCAGTATGTGCGTTAAGCATTGGATCTTTCATGCTCGTGGAATTAGTACTATCGGTGACCACGACAACAATGAAGAATGGCAGCAGCTTGCTTACTACATGTTTAGGTACTGTTGCTTAAGTAATGAGTGGGACTATAAAGAAATTGTGAATTATGCACATAGTGCAGGTTCAGTAAACCCAGACTAACACTTTCTCAAAGGATGAGACTCGTGGATGTAGATGACCAGATTGCTATTGAAGTAAAACTTTATGTGGACTACTGTCGTCTTGCCTGTAGGCATGATGATAAGGAAAAGCTTTATAGGCAACTTGCTCACGTAGTCGCTTACCACATCAAAGAAATGCACGAGACACAAAAGGTCACTATCGTCGGACGTGTTTCACGATAAGCACCGATCCTCTATAGGTAGTGTAAAAGCTACCTATACGAAGGGGTGTATCTCATGACAGATCAGAAGAGCAAGTGGCATGAAACACGCAAGGCTCGTCTTGATGAGCTTTTTAAAGGTAAGAAGTTTGAAATTCGTGAGGAGTTTAAGGTCGATGAACCTGTAGCGACTCCACTCGGGTACAAAATTAAAACTGGCTATAGGATTGTTGAAGTTGGCAAGTTGACTAGAGACTACGTTGAATACTATGTAGGGAAGTCTTTGCTCGACATCCTTGTTGAAGAGTATGCTGCTGTAGAGAAGCCACAACCTAGGCGTCGTGGTCGTCCTCGTAAGCAGCCAATCGAACAGGCTGAAGACTGGGCTTCCAGGGATACTCCTGACGATGCTCAACAGATTACTCAGCCAGGCGAGCCGCTAATCAATCCTAACGCAGATGAAGAATATAAGGGATGAATATGCTTGTAGGACACCAGGGGGTAATTGGGGCACTAAGTCACCAGTTGCCTCCTGTTTCTATTATTACTGGACCCCCGTCTGTAGGTAAGCGCATGATTGCGACTTATGCAGCCATCAAGAATAATATTGCACGTGTTGATTTCACTGAGGTGTCACGGTTAACAGTAGATGAAGCAATCCGTATTAAAGATTTCATGTCTACTGCTCCGGTCAACGATTTGAAGTTTGCCTTGATCGATCTGGATGCTGCAACCAGGCAGGCAACTGATAAGCTTCTGAAGTCTCTAGAGGAGCCTCCAGGGTACGCCAGGTTTACGCTAATTAGTTCAAACAGACTACCCTATACACTGATGACCAGAGGTCATAAATACACCGTAGGGTTGCTAAACTCTGAAGAGCTTCTTGCTATTCTGCTAAAGCAAGGAATAGCAGAGAAAGAGGCTGTTAAGGTCTGTAAGCTGGGTCGAGTAGATCTAGCCATGCAGGCATATCAAGATATGGCCGCGCGCACTACTGCTATTAGTGTGTTACAATCAGTGGAGAGTGGAGACTACATTCTTTTCACGCAGGCATTTAAGGCCGTGGACGAGAGGGCAGCGGCTATGATTCTTGCAGTATTGGAGGAATCAGCGGCACAGAATTGGCGTATGTTCAATCCAGATTATCTGGGCGTATTCGCAAAGCGTCAAGCAGCGCTGAAGATTCTCTCAGCATGGAGTAATGTATCATCTGCACGTCCACAATTAGCTGTTCGTGTAGCGTTGGAATCCGTAATGAAAGGCTGATTGTATGTCAGACGAAGTAAAGAAGTTCACCGAAGACGTTGAGGCAGCTAAGGCTGAGATCTATAAACTTCAGCAAGGTAATGTCGACAAGGTGAACGCATTAGCTCAGAATGGAAAGGCTATTGACCCTTCTGCTCTGGCTAACGTAAAGATCGATACGTTCGTAGAGACCTTCCTTGACGAAGGTGCTCAGCTCGTGTATGTTCGAAACCTAGAAACACGCCTACGTCAGATCCTTGACGAGGCACTTAAGACTGTCCGTCAAGATGCCCTTACTGAGGGTGTAGCCACCAACAAGGGTGGCCTTATCATTCCGAGGTAATTGAATGAACTTTAATCAGTGGCGGAATTATGCAGTCAAAGGTGAAGTATCTAGGATTACGTATTGTTGCGGCGATCAAGATGCTTTGGTGGAACTGGTTATCCAGGACATCAAGAACATCTTGCAGGTTCCTGCTACTGATTATATTACGTTAGATGCCAGCATCTCAGATGAGCTGTTCTGGGAGAATGCTAGTCAGTACCCTCTCGATCCTGAGTCTAATCGACTTACTATCGTCAGGAATGCTGAGAAGATTCGATCCTGGGACAGCTTGTCTGAATGGCTTGCCAACTCTCGTAGTAATCCGAAGAACTTCATTGTGTTCATCTCCAATGAGACTGATGCTCCGTCAATCTATTCTAAAGGTAAGCGAATCAGCTATCAGGATCATATTGAGTTGATCCGTACTAAAGGTAAGTTCATCAAGTGCAGTCAGCCTAATGATGAAGATCTAGTAAAGTGGGCTGCTAGTTATGGACTTACTGAGAAGGCTTCTACGTATCTGGTAGAGCGAACCTCAGGCGATACGGAAACTATGCTGAACGTTTTACGTAAGGTGCACATCTGGGATGGCTCTCCGAGTCCTAAGGCTCTGTCGTTGCTGTGTGATGAGCTTGCTCTAGATTCCTTTGCTGACTATCTAATTCTGAGAGATAAGGCAAATGCTTTCCTTGCACTGAAAGGTATGTCCGTAGATGAGCAACTGAGGGCTATTGGCTGGCTTGATCGTAGGCTAGATTCTCTCATGGATATTGGGCGTTGCGTCCGTAGGCGCATGTATGATGCTGACATCTCAGCGAACACGGGTATTAAGGTGTTTCTAGTAAAGCGTATGCGTCCTATAGTTAAAGACTACGATGACAGAAAGATCAAGTATTGTCGTCAGTTGCTAGCTATGGCTGATGGAGCAATGCGTAACGGTGTGAAGTCTGGACCTATGGAGGTGTTGATCAGTCTATGGTAACTAAGAATTGGTTTGAAGAGTTTACTTATTGTCGTTGGTATGCTGTAGTAGACAACCTTATCGGTGGATACGCTATCAGTAATGTGAATAAATTTACTGCTGATCTAAATCACCTAAAAGGCGAGTACGAGATTGCATCGTTCATAGATATGGCTACGGCTGAACATCTAGCTATGCTGCACAACAAGTGGTGGGATAATTTTGTGTGGGATAGCTATTATGATAATCTTATGTTTAGCTATGCTAAGTCGATTGCTGACTACTACCACGGAGAACCGGCCCCCTTACCTGATGGTGTTCTTACGTTCACCTTGACGGATGAGGAGTGGGCAGACTACGATGCTACCTATGAAGCGACACACGAACCTGATTAACCGTGCTGTGAAGATTGCTAGCCAGAGTAAGTATCGCTGGAAGCATGGTGCTGTAGTAGCCAAGGGCAATAAGGTTCTTGGCTTTGCACCTAATAAGTTTCGTAACTCTCCTCTCGTGGATGAGAAGAACGTATCTGATCATGCAGAGCGTGCTACACTGCGGGAGTTGCTCAAGGTTCGTGAGGATCTTCGAGGCTGTACGATCTATATTGCCAGAATTGATTCGTCGGGGCAGGTTAAAATCTCTCGCCCCTGTGAAGACTGCATGAAGGCGATTA